ATGCTGTCGATACGGGCGCCCATGGCGCCGATGCCTGCCTGGATATCTTCCAGGCCCTTCATGATGTTGTCCATTGTTGGCCCTCCCTAGGCCCGGTACGCGGCCAAGGTTGCCGCAATCGCCGCCATCCGTTCCGCCACCATCACCTCTACAGGGTCAGCCCCCGCAGCCTTCATCGGCTTGTCCTTGCCCATGCCGTCCATCTCAGGCTCGGCCGGGTATTCCGGCTCGGGCACCACGTCCTCGCCGCCGGGCAGCTGGGCCAGCAGCTGGTCCACCGCTTCCACCATCTGCATGGCGTGCTCGCGAATGGCGCGGATCAGCTCGGCGTTCTGCTTGGACAGCACGCGGCCTGCCTTCATGGTCTGCATCGGCTCCTCCTCATCGTCCATCATGTAGCCGTCGGCCTCGACGCTGGCGGGCGCGGGCATGTCCAGCTTGTCGTACCACTCGCGCAGCAGGGCAGCCACGCCGGGCCGGTCCTCGGCGGGAATGTCCACACCGTCACGGGCGCCGGCCAGCGCACCGGCCGCAGCGTAGATGGCGCGCGGCACGGCCACCAGCTCGCCGTCCACCACGTCAGCGATCAGCAGCTTGTAGCCGCCGTCCTGCTCGCGCATCTCGGGGTCTACCCACAGGAACGCGCGGGCGTACCGGTCCCAGTCCATCCCGCTCAGGTCGGCACCGTCGGCGCCGCACAGCTCCTGCACGCGCTGGCGGGCTGCGCTGCCGTCCCACGCCATGCCCATGTCAGCCAGCGGCAGGTCGCTGAACGGAAGCGCCGCGCGCACGCGGATAGCTTCGGGGTTGGCGGGAATCGACACCAGGCTAATCTCCAGTAGCTCCTGCTTGCGGTGCACCAGCACGGTGCCTTCGCGCTCGCGTTCCAGCGATCGGAAGCCCACCGATACGGCGTTCAGCATGCCTTCATCGATCAGCGTACGTGCGGTCTTGGCCTTGTCGCAAGATGACAGAAGGATATCAACCTCCCACCCGTCTGGCAGGCGCCGCAGCGGCAGCAGGGCGCGGCCCAAAATGTCCTCGATGCTCTCGTACCTGTGGTTGTCCAAGATCACCGGGTTCTTCTCGTAGGCGCTGAAATCCCAGCCGTTTGGATCGACAACCTCATTCTGGCGGTCCACGGCGCTGGACGTGATCCGGAACGTGTAGATGGGCAGGCGCTCGCCCTCGTACTCGCCTTCACCGTTCTTGACGGTCACGAGGTCGGCCAGCATCGTGCGGCGCTCCTGGCGCTGCTTGGCCTTGGCCTCGTTGATGACGTCGCGCATGTGGTCTATTCCTCGCTCGCCTACCGCAAGCCACTTGATCTGTGCTACCACACCGGGCAGCCGATAGTCACCCCTATGCCGCGCCACCCACGCCTCGCGCAGGCGCACGGCCTGCTCCTCGGCTGGCGTGCGCGGGCCGCGTCGCTCTCGCGCCATCGGCGCCAGCAACGCGAACTGGCGGTTGCCGCGAATGTTGCCCCCCTCGTCCCAGATGCCGGGCCAGTCCTGCCGCAGCTGCTCGGCCTCGCCAACGGGAAACAGCTCCCACTGGCTGTTGGCCAGGCTGGGCTGCTTGTCGTCGCCGGGCGTGGGGAAGTCTGTGACGGGCACTAGAAGCCCTCCCGCTCGGCGCGTTCAGCCTCGACGCCAGCGAGGTCGCCAGCGCGTGCCCCTGCGGCCTCGCCCAGCACGGCCACGATGGTGCACCGGCAATTGATGTTTTCTTGCGGCACGCTGGCCCCCTGCACGGTGATCTGGCCGGGCGCCGGGCCGCTGCCACCTTCCAGGCTGAAGTCAGCATCCACCGGCACCGTCTGGCCGTGTGCCTGCACGTGACTCTCGCGCGTCCTGTCGTCGATGGCTGCCAGCCACGCCTTGCTGGCCACGATGCCGGATTCCTTGAACGCCAGCTCCGTGCCGCCGTTGAAGGCACCCACCACCTCGGTGCGCGCGATCGTCTCGCCGGATGACAGCTGCGGACGCACGTGCTGCGGCACCCGGCGCGCCAGCTGTAGCACGTCCTCGCCAACGTCGATGCCCGCTTGCAGGCTGGTCTTCAGGTTGCGCCACCGGCTCTCTGTGATCTCGACGACGAACCGCTGCTGCCGCTCGCGCAGGAAGCGTCGGCTGGCCTCGCTGCGGATGTTGAAGCGCACCGCGCTGCCGATGCGATTGGCCGCCACCGTGCCGCCGCGCTGCATGCCCTGCTCGATGTACGGCCCCATGCCTTCCAGCGCCAGCTGCTGCCACGCTTCCAGGTCAAACGGGTTCTCGGGGTCAAGGTCGCCTGCACCCGTGCCCAGCGCCTTGGCGCCGGCCAGCAGGCGCCCCTCAATGTCAGCCACCAGCGCCGTGGACCACTCCACGTAGGCGGCCGCCATCTCCTGTTCGATCTGGCGGATCAGGTTGTCGCGGCTGCGCAGCTCGGCCTTGTGCCAGGTGCTGCCGTACGCTGGCACCCGGCTATAGACGAAAGGGCTGGCGCTCTTGGCGGCCTCCGTTGCCTGCTGGTCGGGCTGGGCAGGCAGGGCTTCCGGCTCAGGCACGGCGAACGTGGGCAGCTGCCACGCCAGCGGCTGGTCGCCCCAGCTGTAGCCCGTGTCACCCTCGGGCAGCAGGTCAGGCCGGTACACCTGCAACAGGCGGTTCAGCGGCACCCCCATGCCTGCCAGCTTGACCATCTGGTCGGTGATCTCGGTCTGGTCCTCTTGTAGCGCCTTGACCTGCGACAGGTCGAACTGGATCACCAGGTCGTCACCGAACAGCCGCGCCAGCTGCTCTGTCAGCTCGCTGGCGAACATCGACAGCTCAGGGCCGATACAGTCTGTCCAAAATGCCTTGTCGGCCTGCTCGACGTTGCTGTACGTGGCCTTGGTGAAGTCCTGCACCTTGGTAGGCGGCACCTGGAACACGCGGCACACGTCGTTCAGCGTCCAGCCCATCAACGCCATGAACTCGGCATCCTTCGGGGAAAGCGTCGGCGTCTGTAGGTTCATCTGGTGGCTGAACACCATGATCTTGTGCCTGCGGTCGGCGCCAGCCAGGCGGCGCGACAGCTGCGCCTCGATCATCTCGCGTTCCTCGCGCGTCAGGCTGATGCTGCTGTCGCTTGGGCTGATGATGCCACCGGGCTGCATGCCGTTTGAGAAAATCGTGCGATTGGCCACCATCGCATCCACCGAGGTTTCCACCGACAGGCGCGCGGCTTCCAGCGGGGACAGGCCGCGGAACTCATCGCCGGGGTTGGGGTACCTGAACCAGATAACCTCCTCGGGCTTGAACAGCAGCCGCGTGTTGTGGTCGTGGTACTCGTAGCCCTTGATGTAGCCGTCGCGGTCAGGCACGACGCGCATGCGATCGCTGCGTGCCCACCAGATCTCTGTAGGCCGCTGGCGCAGCTGGTCGCCCATACCTTCCAGCACCCAGAACGCCTCGCCCCACGTGCACATGCTTGCCTCGGTCATCTGCCACAGGCGGTTGGGCGTCCAATGCCTGTTGACGGTGCGCAGCAGATCCACCAGCGGGCCGGCCTTCTGCTCTTGCAGGTTTCCGTCGGCGTCGCGCTGGTACACCTTCAAGGGCACGCTGGCGAGCGTCTGGGCGCGTAGCCTGGTGCAGCTGTAGACGGCCACAGACAGCTCCTGCCACTTTTCCTTGGGGATGCTGTCGCGCTGCCAGCCGCTCTCAATGAAGCTGGCCGTGTCACCGTACGGCGACACCACGGCCGGCCCCAGCCGGAACGCCTTCCGCACCGCTTCAAGCCACCGGGCGCCGATGCGCTGCTGTTGTGCCATGCTGCCCTCGCGAAGGTTGGCGCCACGCCTGTAGCTTGTCCCGACCGTTTGGCGGGCGCCTGCCACCATCCTAGCCGCACGACGCGGCCAGCGTCACCCCGTCAGCTCCATTCCAGCGTGCGGGCGCCGCCACCGTACGCGTAGGCCAGCGCGTCCACCTGGTCGTCGTGCTCGCCCAGCGGGAACGCCAGCAGCTCCTTGGTGAAGTCATCGGGCAGACCTGGGTCCAGCAGGACCATGCCCTGTTCCAGCCGCGCCTCGATGGGCTGGAACCGCGTCAGCTTGTCCTTGTCCGGGCGCACGCCCCGCACCGGCAGGCTAGTGGTACGCAGCAGCTCGGACACCACGGCCGCCTGGAACTGCACCTGCTCCACGAGGATGGTGCTTGGCTGGTGCTTGGCGGCCATCGCCTGCACGAAGCGCAGCACGTCCTGGAACGTGGCGCGCGTGCGGGCAGCGTCCAGCACCCAAATCCTGCCGTCAGGATGCCGAGCCACCACCACGGCCGCCGTGTAGTCGGCGCCGTCCTTCGTGCTGATGGCGAGGTCCACGCCCATTGTGACCTTGCTGGCGCGCAGCTCGGCCTCGGCGGGCCGGCCGGTGCGCAGCCACTCGCGCCGCACGCGCGTGCCGGCAGCGCTTACAAACTCTGCTCCGTATTCCTGGCGGAACACGATGCTGGGCAGGTCGGCGCGTGCTGCCTCGATCTCCTCTGGCTTCAGATGCGGGTTCGTCCAGCTCGGCAGCTGCCACGACGCCCACCCGTCCCGCTTGCCGCCGGCCTCGTAGGCGCGGTGGAACCAGTCTCCCTCCCCTGCTGGCGTGCTGATGATGATGGCCTTCCCCTGCCGGTCAGACAGCGCCGGCCGGATGGCCTCTGTCCAGATGGCCTCGGGCACGTATGCCGCCTCATCGA